GACCTAATCAAGAAGCACGGCGAAGGCGACGAACAAGGAAACATTTCGATTCCTATGTACATCAATATCGTTAAAGACGATAGTGGCAACATCACTTCAGGAGAAAACAATCCTAAGTTCATAGAATTTCAAAACGAATTCAATGCTCTTTTAAGCGAAGAGAAAGACTTGGAATACAAAGAATTCAAATTGGAAGACTTCGAAGACGTTAAAACTGAAGGCGCGTACCCAATTTTCTTTAAGTTAGTAACCGTAGAAAATTAATAATAAAAAATAAATTTAGTAAATGGCCTGCAATTAGCGGGCCATATTTTTTACATATTTATAGCAAAGATAGTTATGGCAAATCAACTTACACCAGAAGAATTACAGCAAATAAATCTTATCAAAAATGACGCTTTAGAGATCGCGTCTTCTCTTGGACAATTGCAATATCAAAAAATTACAATAGAATTAGAGCAAGAGGAACTAAAAGCAAAGATTAAGAGAATAAAGCAAAAAGAAAATGAAGTCTTCGAAGAAATCAGATCTAAATACGGAGATGTTTCCATTAATATAGAAACAGGAGAAATCAGTTAAAGTGTTTTGAATCAAGTATTGATATTTATTACTAGAAAAAAACGATATAAATGGCCGAAACACTTATTAGCCCAGGAGTATTCTTATCAGAAAACGACCTTTCGCAAATTACCCAAGGACCAGTACAAGCAGGCGCCGCATTATTAGGCCCTACAGTTACTGGACCAGTCAACATACCAACGTTAGTCACAACTTACTCTCAATACAAAGCTATTTTCGGAGCGGGATTCGTTTCTGGAGGAGCTGCTTACGAGTACTTAACTAGCATGGCTGCTTTGAACTATTTTGAACAAGGTGGAAATTCTTTGTTAATTACTAGAATCGCTTCAGGCTCTTTCACTCCAGCAACAGCGAGTATTCAAGCTGCAGGAAACGTAATAGCTTTTACACTCGAAACGTTATCCTCAGGAGAAGTAATGAATAACAATAGTGCATCTTTATCTGGTAGTGCTGTAAACGGAGCATTAGTTTCAGGATCAAGCGCTAACGTAAGATGGGAAATTACATCAGTAGACACTGGATCTGGAATATTCAACATGATTATTAGACGCGGTGATGACTATCAAAATAATAAATCTGTTCTTGAAACATGGAACGGTTTATCTTTAGACCCAAATCAATCAAACTATATTGCTTACACAATCGGTGATCAAGCTTACACAGTAGCAACCGACGATTTATCAAACGCTTACTTACAAACTACAGGTTCTTACCAAAACAGGAGCAGATACGTTAGAGTTAAGTCAGTCGATTTACCTACACCAGGCTATTTCAACTCTTACGGCCAAGTTCAATCTCAATACACAAGTTCTATGCCTTTGGTTGGATCAGGTTCTACTAACGGATCTTTCGGAAGTGCAACCGGTAAATCTATGGCTAGCTTAACTGGATCTAACTTCTTCGAAAACATTCCAAACGTAGCAAATAACTCAGCTCAACCAAGTACTAACATACAAGGTTTAAACGCACCGGACTATAACACAGCTATCAACTTATTGAGCAACAAAGACGCTTATCAATTTAACATTATATACGCTCCAGGTTTGACCAACGTAAACGCGTCTAGTCAAATTAATAGCATTGTAAATTTAGCCCAAACTCGTGGAGACAACATTGCAGTAATTGATATGGTTGGTTACGGTCAATCCATCCCTACAGTTTTAGGTCAAGCGGCAGCATTCGATAACTCTTACGCGGCTACTTATTGGCCATGGGTACAAATCAGATCTCGTGAAACTGGTAAAGTTAACTTTGTTCCTGCTTCTACATTAGTACCGGCAATCTACGAATACAACGATAAGGTTTCTGCAGAATGGTTCGCACCAGCAGGTTTGAACAGAGGAGCGATGACAACAGTATTACAACCTGAAAGAAGATTAACTTCTAACGATAGAGACAGACTATATCAAGGTTCTGTTAATCCTATCGCTACTTTCCCTGGAGTTGGTACGGTTATCTACGGTCAAAAGACTCTACAAGGTAAAGCTTCTGCTTTAGACAGAGTTAACGTTAGAAGATTGCTAATCGCTTTAAAATCTTATATCGGTCAAATTGGTCAAAATATCGTATTCGAACCAAATACGCAAGTTACTCGTAATAAATTCCTAAGTCAAGTTAACCCTTACTTAGAGTCAGTTCAACAAAGACAAGGTTTATACGCATTCCAAGTAGTAATGGACGATAGTAATAACACTCCTGACGTAATCGATAGAAACCAATTAGTTGGATCTATCTACTTACAGCCAACAAGAACAGCGGAATTTATTCAATTAGATTTCAACATCTTGCCTACAGGAGCAACATTTGGTCAATAATAACAAACACAAAAGAAAATGAACGATAATACAATTATTAGAATTAAAGTACCAGCACGTTTATACGAGAGTGTAAAGGCGAAATTAATGGGCAAACAAGAAGCTTCTCCATTACAAAAATTGGAAGAAGCAAAAGCTAAGATCGAAAAAATGATTTCTGAAGCTAATAAAGTCGACGCTCAATACAAAAGCGATATGAAAACGAAGAAAGAAGCAGAAGCTAAAAAGAAAGAAGCAGAAGCCGCAGCAGCAAAGAAAAAAGCAGAAAGAGAAGACGCTCAATACAAAAGCGATATGAAGACGAAGAAAGAAGCCGAAGCTAAGAAGAAAAATATTAAAAAAAACAATTAAATTAAAATACTATGCCAGTTCTGGATCCCAACGAGATCATGTTTACGTCGTTCGAACCCACAGTTTCTAACAGGTTCGTAATGTACATAGACGGCATTCCTTCATATATGATCAAAAAAGCAGACGCTCCAGGCGTTACTTTAGAAGCGATCAAATTAGACCATATCAACGTTTACCGTAAGTTAAAAGGTAGAGCTGAGTGGAGAGATATGAGTTTGTCATTGTACAACCCAATTTCTCCTTCAGGCCAACAAGCCGTAATGGAGTGGGTGAGATTACACCATGAATCGGTAACAGGAAGAGACGGTTACTCTGATTTCTACAAGAAAGATTTGAACCTATCTATCATCGGACCAGTTGGTGACGTTGTAAGCGAGTGGATCATCAAAGGCGCTTTCATCAAAGAAGCAACTTTTGGTACCTACGATTGGTCTGCAACAGATCCTACGGAATTAACTCTAAGTATAGCAATGGATTATTGCATCCTCAACTACTGATGCTCAATTATTAGAATATTAGAAAGACCGCAACTAATCACTGCGGTCTTTTTTTGTTTCATGAAATTTGAATGGTGTATATTTATAAATAAAATATATAGTTTATGGCAGAAAAATTTACGGTTCCCACCGAAATGATAGATCTTCCTTCGAAAGGTCTACTTTACCCAAAAGAAAATGCATTGTCTTCAGGCGTAGTCGAAATGAAATACATGACCGCTAGAGAAGAGGACATATTAACCAACGTGAACCTGTTACGTCAGGGCTTAGCTATTGAAAAGATGCTTAAGTCACTTATTGTAAGTCCTATAGCCTACGAGGATCTAACCCTAGGAGACAGGAATGCGCTTCTTATTGCGGCTAGAATTTTGGCTTACGGTAAGGACTACAATTTGAGATACACAAATCCAAACACAGGTCAAGAGGAGACTATTGTTATTGATTTACAAAAATTAGTCTACAAAAAGGTAGATCTATCTTTATTTAGCAACAACAACGAAATCTCTTACGAATTGCCTTTCACCAAGAATACGGTTACTTTCAAAATTCTTACCATCGAAGACGACAAAAAAATAGACGAAGAAGCAAAAGGCATTAAAAAAGCTTTGGGTCAAGACGCAGGAATCAGTTTGAGATTAAAACATCAGCTAACATCTATTAACGGTGACAGATCTACAAAAACCATCAGAGATTTTATAGATTCAGGAGCTCTATTGTCAAGAGATTCGAATCCGCTAAGACAATTTATGGCTTCAGTTACTCCGGACATTAGCATGAAAACGACAGTTACCTTGAGCGACGGTACAGAAACTGAAATAGACGTTCCAATGTCTGCCGAGTTCTTTTTTCCCGGGAGCGGAATATAGACACACGTTTATGACCGAAGTCTTCGAACTTACCTATCATGGTGGTGGAGGCTTTACCTATTCCGAGGTATGGAACATGGACGTGAATAAGAGGAGATTTAATCTTAAAAAAATCAACGCATATCTAGAACGCGTAGAAGAGGTAAGAAACGATAAGAATAAGAAAATTACCGAAAAAACTGATCCCAATAAGATTAATATACCAGAATTCGCCAAATCAAAGCGAGAGGAGCCCACTTTTGTTTCCAAAGTAAAATCTAAGTCTTAATATTTATTTGTAGACAATAACTGTACATGGCAACACCCAATCAGACCAATCCTCCTGGAGCTCCTCAAAATGTAGACCCAAAGCAATTAGCTGCGGGTTTAAAGAAAATATTAGAAGATCAAGGGGACTATAATAACTTACTAAAAAATGCGCTTAGGGATTTGGGTCAAATGGATAGGGCCTATGCTAAAATAGAAGCCAGACTAGCTACGTTAAATAGCGATTCAATAAACGTAAAACAGGTTAATAGGGACCTTTTACTTCTTAAACAGAAGGAGTATATTGAAGATAAAAAGCTAAAAGATTTACAAACCATCGCTTCAGATACAAGTAAAACCGTATTAGCAGAAGCTAAAAGAAAAACCGAGCAATCTGCAAAAAATGCAGCAATTCTTGGTCAGACTATAGATTACGAAGAAACGATGCTAAAATATCTTGAAAGAAAAGGTGATCAAGAGGCAATAATTCTGTATGCTCAAGAGAAAAAATTAGAAATAGCTGGAAAAGAAGTAGAAACGGGAAAAGCAATATTAAACAACGAAAAAGAGTTAACAAAAAGTATAGGTATAACTGGCGCAGTGCTTAAAAATTTTTCAGAAAAACTCGGAGTTGGAAATGAGTTTTTTGAAGAAATGGTTCTTAACGCCAGAAAACTTCAAGACGAAGGCAAGAAATTATCTTTTGGAGATAAATTAGGCTTATTAGGAAAAGCTGCAAAAGGAGGAATAAGCGAAGCTTTAAAAGATCCATTAACTTTGTTGCCTCTTTTAGGAACTGCAGTGGGCGGTATAGGCGCAGCAATAGGAGGAATCGCTAGCGGATTAAAAATGGCGTTCGATTACATAGTAGAACTTCAAGACAAAACTGTTAAGTTCGCAAGAGGAATGGGCATTTCTACCGAAGAGGCTAGAAAGCTAAAGATGGAATATGCGAGTTTGAGTATTAGTAGCGGAGATTTATTTGTGAATTCTCAAAGAATGGTAGAAGCACAATTAGAAATGGTTGACGCTTTGGGAGTTACTAATAGACTTACTAACGAGCAATTAATGACCAGTATTAACTTAAAAGATATACCAGGTCTTGAATTAGAATCGAGAAAAGCAATTCTTGAATCTTCTATTCTTACCGGAAAATCTGCACAAGGAACTACTGAATCAATTCTTTCTCAAGTTGGCGCTTTAAAAAATGCAACTGGTATAAGTTTTCAATACGAAAAAATACTTAAAGAAGCTTCCAGTTTTGGAGGCTATTTGGGACTTTCTTTCTCAAAATATCCAGAAAAATTAACCAAGTCTTTAGTCACTGTTAAATCAATGGGACTAGAATTGAAACAACTCGATTCTATGGCCAATTCATTTTTGGATTACGAATCTAGTATATCAAGCGAATTTGAAGCTCAATTACTTACCGGTAAAAATATAAATCTAGCTAAAGCCAGAGAGCTTTTCTTAAATAACGATTTGGCAGCAGCAGCTCAAGAGATAACAAAACAAGTAGGAACTTCTGAAGAATTCTTAAAGCTTAATAGAATTTCCGCCGAAGCTTTGGCTAAGGGCTTTGGAATGTCTAGAGACGAATTGGGAAATATGCTTAAGCAACAAGAGCTATTAAGTAAATTAGGAGCAAGAGATCTTAAAGACGCACAAGCAAAAGTACAAGCTTTAAAAGCCCAAGGAAAAACGAAAGAAGAGATAATAAGATTGACAGGAGAAGAAGCATATCAAAACTTAACAAACGCTTCACTGCAGGAAAAGATCGGAGCTTTCACGGAAAAAATACAACAATCTATAGCTGATTTTGTTGAAAAAAGTGGAATTATTGAAAAGATAGAAAGCTTTTTTGATTATCTATCAAAACCAGAAAATATTAGAAAACTAATAGAAGGCATGAGAGACTTTTTTGCAGGCGCAGTTGAATTCATAGGTAAAGCGGCTTATTATATTTTAGAAGGATTGGATTAT